GAATATCTCATAGTCTTCTGCGCCTGTAACGCTAATCATTGACGTTCTGGCAATTGCTCTGGCCTCTCCTGCGCTTTTATTGAACATTCCCTGTAATGTCTCTAGTTGCTGGCCAATTGTCAGCCCTTTAGCCCTTGCGGTGCTAGCCAACGTGAATATGCTTTGGAGTTCTTTTTTCTTGAGGTTATTAAACCATTTGCCGAGCTTTATATCTGCGCCGTGGATGTATGTACCGCCGTTGATGGCCTTTGGCGTGTATGTAACCATCGCCTTGTTGAGGTGTTGTTCAAGCTTATTTGTAGTAGCTGAAACCTGTTCCTTAGATGATATGTTCAGGTCGCCGAATAGATCAAAACTTGCCTGTTCATAAACCTTGTCTCGCCTTTGGGCTATTTCGGCCATACTCTTATTGAAGCCCTTGACTGCTGCCAGTGTTTCCATTTGTGCGAACTCTGAGGCCTCTATGTAGTGCCTGTTTACTCCCCATGAGCTAGAAACCTGCTTACTTATTCTTTCAGCCGCTGCATGGCCCTGCGCTACTACTCGATGTTGTCCACGTAAAAAAGAGTCCTGTAGGTCATCGCCCGGAAACGTTGGCTTTTTAGGCATCGTATATACCCCTTGCGATTATCTCAATGTGTGATTTGATATACTTATTCATCCGCCTCCGGGTTATCTCTCGCCGTCTTAGCTGGCGTTTTTCTGACTTCATCCCGGTGTCTTTGTTTTGGGTCAGGCTATCGCCGTGTAAGTTTCGGATAAATAAGGGGCTGTCGCTAAATGCAACATTCATTCCGTGTATTACTGCTCTATTCAAGAACTCGCTATCTGCTCCAAAGTCCCACGCCTCAAACCCTGAGCAGGTAACAAAATCCATCTTCATTATGGAAAAACACCCACAAGCTGCGGTTTTTGGCTTTGTTAATCTGCCGTTTGAGTGCTTGTTGATGAACAATGGGCGGCATAGGCAGTTGTCAATGGTCTTTTGTTCCATCTTCTCTATGAAGTCCGGGTTCATTATGTCGTCAGCATCAAAAAACACAAGTATATCACCTTTCGCAATCATGGCCAGCGTGTTGCGGATCAGGTAACAGCCGGAATGACTACCAAAAAACATAGCCTTGACCTTATCACTTAAATAAGGCCTCACAGCCTCCATAGTGCTAGGGCAATTATCTATTCCGATTAATACCTCGTCTGGCTGTATTGATTGCCTCTGTATCGCCTCTATGCACTCCCCTATGCGCCCTGCTTCGTTATATGCTGGGATGATTACGCTAATCGACATATTATTCCTCAAATTTGTAATAAGCTATCAGTCGCCGCCTTACTATGTCCTGTGAGGCTGGTTCCACTCCACTCCATTCCCTGAGAGTGCTTTCATTCAGTCCGTTGTGGCTTTCGCTCGATGTTTTCCACATATACGGAATGCTGATAATTGCGCTCTTTGATATGCGCTTGATTTCCTGAAATACGGCCCTTGGGTCTTTAAAGTGCTCCATGCACTGTAATCCGATGAACAAATCGTATTCTTTGTCTATATTCCACGGCATATCGTTTGCGTCCTGAATGATTGTGTTTTCAACGTATGGGTGAATGTCCATAACATCGCAATCTTTAACCAGTGGTAGCTTATAGGCTCCCAGCTCGATAACTGAGTCAGGTTGTATCCGCTCAATCATCTCGATAACGTACTTGTAATAATCCCAACGCTTCGCCACGTAGTACATATCCTTATCGGCCACTTCGTCAAAGTCTTTTTTAGTAATCATTATCATTTTTATTCCCCGTGCGGCTCTGGAATGCTACTTGCTGGTAATGCTTCGCCATCTAAAAGCTTAGCCTGTTCATCATAATTTGCCGCCTCGGTTAGTCCACTTTGCTGCATGACCTTAAATATATCTTCATTGGTTATTATCAAGCCACTTAGTTTAGCACCCCAAAGCTGGATAAGTTCGGCCACTGTCGCCTTACCCCGACTAAAGTCCCTGTTTGCATCAAACTTTAGTTCATCTTGGTTAAGACCTAACCACCGACACGAGAAGCCTAAAAGCTTATTCATGCCAGCAGTTAGTGTATCGGCAATCGTGACAAGGTTGGCGGTCGCAGACGTTCTTTTAATTTCCAGTGATACACCTGATTGAGAATTAGAGCTGTCAGCCATAAAAGTCAATGACCGTTTAGCAATATTCTCGGTGATACTGTCTAGGTTGTCTTTCTGCGCGCCAATTCCTGCCCCGGATATGCCGATATAGCCAAATTTTGCTTCTGATTTCGTTGACCAAACAAAGTTTCCTGCTCCTAAAGCTATTTCCTTCGCTTCACCTTTGGGCACTCCTGTAACCGTAAATGTATCTTGAGCAGACATATGTAACTGCTGTTCATAGTCGGCTGAATCCTTGTAATAATGCAATGACTCATTAACGATGTTCTGCAACCGTGCCTTTTCAATGTTTCCTCCTAGGTCGGTTGTGTTAAAGATAACAAATGGTACTTCATCCCCCTTAAATGGATTCCCGGCTATAGTTGGATAGATTGCGCCGTCTCCGGGACTGCCAAAGTTGAACTCCTGAAAGTCTTTATATGACTCAACCGGGATTGTGTAGTATTTACCGGCTGAATCAATAGCAAAAACTGTATAAACCCAGCTAAGCGTCTGCTTGCTATTCGATACGGTATAAACAGCCTCACAAGTCAATACAGCCTTGAGCTTCTTTTTTTCTTCTATCCAATCCAGCACGCAAAGGGAATCAAAAAGTTTTATCACCGGGTAGCCTATCGATTCATCAACCACAAGCGCAGCCCCCACACGCCCGTTCTTTAATTGCCCTCTGTAAATACCGTTTACTACATCTTTAAGGCTTGAGCCGTCATCTACTGCTATCTCGCTCATTGGTTCTAATGCCGTTGGAAGTTCTACAGTCGGAGGCTTTGCGCAGAGTACGCCGATTGAGCCCTCAACGGTCTCCATGAAGAAATCAGGCATTACAGCGTGGTCGACATATAGTGCGTATTTCTTCCCGGTGGCGTCATTCTCCATTGACTTTGTCGGCAGTAGGTAGGTTGCCCTTTCGCCCTTAACCGCATCTTCGCCGTTGTATACCGTCTCGTTTTTCTTCCATGTTTCTTGTTTGGACTGATAAAGCACATTAAAGCTAGCTGGCGTGAAATTCTTCACTTCGTATTGATTCATTTTGATTCCCTCTATTTTTTCTTTATTATACACCCGTAAGGCGAATTAGTCAATAAATAGTAATGATTACTACTTTTAATAAATAACAATGTTCATTGCTCCAGACTCATGTTTGACGCTGGTTAGCATATAACGCCATTCATCGGCAATATGGTCTTCGGCGTGTGTGTCAACGTCTTCAATATTCTTATCGTCTCTTGGTAGTACAGGCACGGTTCTAATGAACTGGCGGCACGTATCAAAGCAATAAAATGCAGGTGATTCTTTTTCTTCAGCATTTGATAAGAACTCTCGACAAGTCTGCCACCCATTAACCCTACTACCCGGCCCTTTAACACAGGGGGTAAACAACTCTACCCCTACAGCGTCACACATCTTTTCATATATGCTTGTTTCGTCTTGCTTTGTCCATATTGCGGAGTCTGCGGCCCCTGCCTGTACGTTCCAGCCTGTTTTTGACTCTCTCTCTATAATCCCCTTGGCAATGTCACCTGATTTTAGCTTGATTCCTTTATCCGGGTTCCCGTTCCATCCGTACCACTCACCAATGCGGAATATATCACCTTTTATTGGCTCAAACCCAAGTGCATCTGTGACATTATCGTCTATTTCTCCATTTGCTTCTGCATGCCAGCCGACAGAAAACGGCTTACTACTGCCCCAGTCAAACGTCCTGTATATTTTCCAGTTATCGGGTATTTCAAACGGCTTAACAATATTTCTAGCACGCCATACGTCATCAAACATCCCCCCGGCCACTATGTTCCAATCGCCATCAAGCATAGCCCTTACAAGCCATTCATCTCCAAGGCCTGATAGTGACATTTTATAAGACTCTTCATCAAGGCTTGGATTATCTTCTAACCGTGCCGGAATGTACTGCCTTAACATCCCACCGTCTTCCTTCTCCATCTGTAGTATTTCCATTTCTGGAACCTTGTCAACCCATGAAGCCTTAACCCAGTTATGACCAACGCCCCCGGGATTACTCCCACAGATAATCAAGGGTAGTTTTATGTTATCCGGTATTTCCATCGACTTAGGCAGTCGGCAACGGCCTCTTAAATAGCGGTAAATTGAATCCGTGAAGTGTGTAAGCTCATCAATCAGTAAAACGTGAATCTCTGCCCCTTGATAGTTAATCTTGTCCTTTTCGTGCTGGCAGTGGCAAAGGTGAATGCCAGAGTGATTCCAAAATTTGATGTGAGGTGATTTGTCCCGGACTTTTACGTGCTTCGACTCGATCATATCGGAAAGCAAAGCAGGAAACCCGGTGTCGCCCTCCATGTGGTTCTTTTTTAGGTCTTCTGATTTGCGCCTGAATAGGTATACTTGCAGGTTTGGTATCTGCATACATAGAGCGATTGCTTTTATCCGCATTAAGTGGCTTTTGCCACCGCCAGCTGCACCACCGTATAATATCTCTGTTGCCTTACTGGTAAAGGCTAGTGATTGCTTTTTGTGTAGCTTATTCCTCATCGCTAGCTAGTTCGATAATGAATTTAGGGGTATTCTTGAAATTGTGGTCTAGTTCTTGCTTATCTGTCCATCCCCTATTTTTAAGGGCAAATATGCAACCTGCCGGGCTCCTGCCTTGTAATCCCTCTTCATACAATGACTCGATAAAAAGCAATGCTCTTTTAATAGCGTAAGAGTACCTGTCGTTTTTCTTGTAGTCATATATACTTTGTCGGCTCTCAAATCCAAGGTGGTAAGCAAGTCCGCAGATAGTAGCAGGTTTACACATTTCATTGCCGCTTTCGTCTGTTGAGATTACTAGCGACTTAAAGTAGCTATCAATTTTATTTTGAAGCTCTTCCTCATCTTTATACTTTGGAGGCTGTCCCCCTACATCTTTTACGCTTCCCATATTTTACCATTTTTAGTAATCATTCTTAATTATTATCTAAAGAAAAGAAAGCGACAGGCAGGATTCGAACCTGCACCTTCCTTGACAGACTCAGCGGCCGCTTGCTACCATTTACACCACTGTCGCTAAAATTTAAAACACCTACTGTAAAGTCACCTTATACAGCGTTAACCGCCGTGCCAGCGGTGTTGTGCACCTACGAGGAATATAATGGAGTTGAACCATCTATTGCGTCCAGTTCTCAACAACCGAGGTGGAATTGAACCACCTTGCCACAATTATTATAAGCTCATTTTGCGCATTTGTCAAGCTTTTATTAGAATCCCCTTGCCTTAAGTACCCTTCTTACCTCTTTTGCCATATCCCTGTTTGGCTGGTATCCGCTGTCTATATCTATTGCGTTCTGAACATATTTAAAATGCTTTACTTCATACCACCATCTTTGTTTGCCCTTACTCCAACAACGGTATACAATCATGCCATCGTCAACTATTCCAACAATATGAGCCTTGTGCCTAAGGCCGTTAATAAAGTGAAACGTTTGCCCTACTTTAAATAGATTCATACAATCTCCTTTTATTGATTCAGTTGTCAAGGATTACTTGATACGTGTATTGTTGCCGTTCTGTGATCTCCGGGCTTGTATGATCCAGTGGTAACTTGTTCAACAATTACCTCTTTAACTGGATTACCGCAGAGCATAACCTGCCCTATACCGGGTAATTCTTCCATACAATCCATTGCTATAAGTGTATTCCTTAGCAACACAGTACAGAGATATTCTTCATTAACCCCTACTGGAGCGTCAGGGAGGGAATTAAGCATAATGGTGGTACTTCTTAACATATTACCATCCCTAAGCGCCTTAAATACTTTGTTAATCTGCTCTCTGGTTATAATCTTTTTACTTTTCATTTCTTTACCTCACATGTTTTGGCGCATTTCTCGCATATCCGGTTTCCGCCTATTGGTATCGTTGTCGAGTTGCAGCACTTAGATCGGTTGAATGGGTAGTTATCCCGGAACTTCTTTTCGTCTACAGGTCTACGCTTACTTGTCTTACCCATTGTTCCCCTCTAGTTTTGTTCTTCCATCTCTACTATGGCGAACTCGATTCGGTCATACTTTATTACGTTTATAACAGTATAAAAATCGTTCCCGTTTACCATAGTGTCTCCAATGGTCGGTACTTTTGATACTCTACTTCCTATTGCCTTGCCGTTGCATTCGTACCTTATGGCATAGCCCTCTTCTGCTGAATCTTCATCACTTTGACCAAATATCAATACAGCCTCAAGGTATTCTATGCAGCTAAGTGCATCTGCTAAAACCTTGTCCGGCCACGGTGTGTCGGTGTCTCTACTGATTGCCGTTCTTAGTCTGTCTTTAATGCTCATTGTTCGTCTCCTTGTCTGTTGGCTATCTGTTTTTACGGCGTGACTTCTTGGCAGCTTTGTTTTTCTTTCGGGCCTTAATACGCATCTTCCCTAATTTAGAGCGGTTGTCGTTCAGGGATACAACGGGGTTGCTCCCTGCATTGTATAGTTTCTTTTGCTTTTCTGTCATCTGACTAGTACTAACTGGTAAAAGGTACTCTTTGTCAAGTTCCTCTTCTTTTATTAGTCTAGCTATGTCGTCTTGCGGATATACGTTTCCTGTTCTTGAATCCATTTCCCTCATCTCCTCATTTATTTAATACTGCCGTATTTATTCCCTAGCCATGTCTTATTTTTCCCTTGAAAAGCTTCTGTAACTTCATCGCCAAATCTTGCAAATGCCTCGCTATCACTACTGCCATTATACGTTATACACTGGAGTTCCCGTGACTGTTCACGTATTGACTCATCCCAAACCGACACTATCGATACAACCTCACCCCTCTCTATGTCTTGTAGCAACTGAATGAGATTATTATAAATGCGACATGTCTCCAGCTCTGTTTTTCTTTGCTTCTTGGCTTTTGTGTGCTTTCTCTGTGCTCTTACTCTATAGGGTATCATTGGTTGCCCCCAGTTCGATTAGGTATGGTTCGCCGTCTTTGGCTATCTCTCCCGTTAAAGTTTTTTGATGGCTGCATGTTTTGCATTTCCAAATAGTCCAGTTCTTTCCGTTAAAAACATATGGGCTATATTCAGCAACCTCATACTCGCATCCATTATTCCCGCATTGTTTTCTTTCTGTTGTGTAGCTTATTGATACGTCCCTGTTGTAGTGAAATTCCTTCTCACAGTCATCGCATATTAAATCATCTGAATCTAACGATAACTCCCATTCATCTCCGTGATGGTATCCGCACCAAGGGCATATAATTTCATCTGTACTGTTGTGTTCTATTTCATTATTCATTCCTCTTCCCCCTTATACGCAGCTATCACCCTCTTAGCGGACTGCTCTGCTAGTTCTTCTGTGCGGTAGTAGTTGCCGGTGGTCCACAGGTCGCTGTCTATTTGCATGTTGTCTTCAGAACTAGAGCATACCACCCCATCGCCCCTGACAAGCCAATACGTCTCTCCTTTATTCGCCCTCCATCGCTTCTGGCGGAGAATAACCGAGCGGACATGATTGAATGGTTTATGCGCGAACGATGCTGTCCCATCGTCTTCTAAATAGTACTCTCCTGTTTGAGGTGTTCCATACTCCCCAGTATACTCAAACCCCTTTGGCGGCTCCTGCATGTTCATTGGTACTACGATTGTTTTGTTGTCTGGCATGTTATTCTCCTTTATTATTTGCTGAAAATGAAACCTTATAACCCCATTTCTCTAATTCTTTTTTAAGTTCTTCCTTATGCTCTCGGTTATCTTTAACCCAAGCAATTAGCATGTCTTTTCTATTGCTATACTTTTCAAGTATTTTATAGCAATTATCACACTTTTTTACATACTCTTCTACATCTTCCGTTGGCACTGAATACAAAAGCTCAAAGCTCTTTAATGGATGATTACACTTGAGTTGGTGGCTCTCTGTTTTTAATAATTTCATTGCCAATACCAAAATTACTAAAGCTCCAGCAATAACTGTCACCACGTTTGTTAATTGGCTCATTATCCCTCTCCTTTCTCTAGGTCATTTTGTATTTTAATCATTGTACCGCCCCATTGACCGGAGACGTGTATTAAGCCTTATTCCGGCTACGTCTATCGGGTTTTTAATATTGTCCTGCCGCGCGTATTCCATTAATGTACTATCAACCTGTGCATTGTGGTATATCTCAATATTTAAGTCTTCAGGTTCGCACCCGTAGAAGTTCGCAATCTTTGTGGCCGTCTTTATCCTGCCGGGAGAACCTGCCTCTAGTGCCTTTAAACACGTATGGCTCACTCCTATCAACTTTGCCATCTTCCAGTCTGGGAGCCTGTACGCTACTCTTTTGGCTATGAGCTTTTTATTTTTCATATTACTCCATTTATAAAGTCTATAATATCCCTGTGCATCGGCTCTAACTTTTCAGGGGCGATAAGCAATGCGGCCAACATCAATACTGCTATCAACGGAGCACATGCCAATACTATTAAACAGCGTATAGCTTTTTTCATTCCCCCACCTTCTTCCCGAATGGTGTGCCGTCTAGGTGTATCCAATCTTTCATGGCATGCCAGTACTGTATGTGTTGTACTCCATCATGCGTTTGTGTGGTGACAAGTACTTTCCGTTTGCATTCATTATCGAAGTACTTCATCCCAAGTAAATCATCCTCAAACGTATACGGCACATACTCCTGCTTTTCTTCTTCCAGCGTGTCGGTCGAGGGGGAGTATTCAAGGTGTCGTCGTTTATTAAAGCATTTAATATTCTTAGCACCAGTTATCACATTATTTTTCGTGAATATATAATCCCATTCTGTATCTATGTTTTTGCCGCCACCACACCATCTATAACCTTCTTCAAACATTATGTTTTGCAATTCTTCCGACTGCCCTGGTGAACTAATCTTCAGCTTCATTGCAACATAATCCCTCAACGCCTGCCTGAGAACTGGACGGGTTTCTATGGGGCGGTGGTTCTTCATTAATACTGTTTTGAAGTCATACCCTGTTAGATACCTATTTTTGTGTTCCTCGCTTACTACAACCACATAGTCGCCTTGACCATCCTTTATAAAGAAGGTGTCAAACTCTTCAATCTCATTACTAACCGTTATTTCCTGCCCGAACTTATAATCACTCATTTCCGTCTCCTTTGCTTACCTTACAATATCATGGCACGTATCATAGTCAAGACGTGTTTATATCTTTTCTCCTACTTTTTCTATTTCTTTCATTCTTTTAAGTAGGTCGGCCTTATATGACTCGCCTAACGCTTTTATATCTGAGTCAACCTTATTAATCTTGTCCGCAATTGCAGCAAGGCGTGATTTAACTACTGCCGCTTTCTCAAGTATTGCCGCTGCCGCCTTATCGTTGCTTGTCTCTTCTTCGTATACGTACCTAACGGGGTCTTTGCGCCGTGCAGGGAGCTTTGACATCGGGTAGACTCTCTTACTGCTGTCATGTACCCAGTACCATCCTTTGCGAGTCCTGTTGGTTCTTGAGTTGAGGGCTGTACTTGCTCTCTTGTATGAGTTTTCAAGGCTCTTTAGTTCGCTGCGGAGCTTATATAGTTCCTTTGAAACACTAGACCGTTCTTTTTCCAGTGCTGAATAC